ATAAATACCTTAAAAGATAAAAAAATTAAAAACATAGAACTTAGTAAAAACAAACAAGATTATTCAGGTGTCAACACAAGCGTAAGTAAATACAAAGAATTGTTTCCAGATAAATCAAAACATAATCAATATGATTATTTAAATTATTTGTACAAACAAGCAAACGAACAGATGAAGGATAAAGGTATTGTTTCTTATCAAGTATTTAATCCAAAAAATAAAAACATAATTGAGGGCTATGAAGTAAAAAAAGGAGAGTTAGGAGATTTTTTAGTTGTGGGATCAGATGGTACGTACACACCACAACAATATATTGATCGTGCCCTTAAGCAATTAGAAGTAGGAGGTTTACCCGGAAAATTCAATCCACAAAATCCAAAGAGCGCTCTGCGATTTAAAAAACGTGGCGGGGTGCAAATGTCAATAGGTGGTCAAAACTTTACAGAAAACATGAACCAACAGCAGTTTACACCTGACCCAGGTATAGAGGGCATGAGTGCGTTTCAACAAGCTGTGCAGTCAGGTAATCTACAAGCTTTAAATATACCAAAAATATTTAAAGGTCTTGGTGAGGCGTTTGGTGTATTTACACCAAAAAAAGTTGGTAAGTCTTTAACTGGTGAAATGTCTGCAGTAACACCCATAAGCAAAAGTGACTTCCCTTTACAATCGTTTACCTTAGAAAAATTATCTAATTCAAAAACAAACCAAGCAAAACCTCAAGACTGGATTAATGAATTACAAGGTGGGGCAAACAAAGCTCCTACTTCAGAAATAGTGGACTCTGGTATATTTCAGTACCTAACAGATTATGAAAAATATTTTCCAAATCAAAAAATATCAAAAGCAAAGCTCCTAGAGGTTTTCGAAAACAATCCTATATCAAATTTAAAAGTTAGAATAAAAGGTGCTGAAACAGGAGACCCAGCTTATGATAGTTACATGGGTAGACCTAGACATGAAAATGTTGGATCGGCTAGATTAGATAAGGCTGCTGAAGATTACAGAGAAGTAATAATAGAAGCAGGAACATTACCAGGACAAAAAACAGGCGAAGAGTTTGTTAATAGCACACACTTTACAGAAAAAAATGTTTTAGCTTTTGGTAGAGTAGGAACATATACAAATTCAAAAGGAGAGAAAGTTGCTGTTATACAAGAAATGCAAACAGATTACCTAACGCAGGTAAGAAAAGAGCAGGAATTATTAGACGCAGAAATACAAAAACTAACTAACGAAAAAGCAAGAGCAGAAGAAAGATTAGCAAGAGCGAATAATGCATATGATATAGAAAATGCACAAAATATTATTAATACAGTCAACAGTAAATTACCTACATTATTAAGACTTCAAGAAAGTAAATTAATTAAACCTTACCCTAATGATGCGGGTGCTGAGTTAGTTCCAGCTTTAAACAAACAATTACTAGATCTACAATCACAGATTCAGGATTTAGCAATGCAAGGAGCTAGAAGGGAAAATCCTGAATTTGTCATGCAGATAAGCAGGTTAGAAGCAGAACAAAGAAAAGTTTTAGATCAATTACTAGATTTAAATAGAGCATCGGAGTTTGATATATTAGCTAAAGATATAAAAATTCCAGATCTTACAAACAGAGATGAGGTAGCACAATATATATCTGGAGAAAGATCCTATGTTGATATGAAAAATTTAAGAACTTTTGCTCCAACACCTCTGAACAAACAAGGAGATTATGTTGATGCAATAATAAAAGCAGTGATTAAAGATGCAGAAAATAGAGGTATTAATAGAATCACCATTATGCCTGCAGATATAGGTGCTAATTTAAGATGGAGTAAAGAATCAGAGGGTGCAAAAAAGAAATTTAGAAATCTTTATGATGGAGTAGGAATACAAACTTTAAAAAATATTGCAAAAAAATATGGTGGCACTGTTGAACAAGAATTTATACTTGATACCACTAAAGGTGAACTAGGATTAAGATTTTTAAATAAAAATGTAGATGGTGAATTTCAAGTATTAAAAGAAACGGACATTGACCCGAGTGTAACAATTAGGAGAGAGGATTTAGGACCCTCTAAACCACCAGAGGGACTCAATGCTTTTTTAAATGAGGAAATATTAAGAGTTGCAAAAGACTATGGACCGAATGAAGTGGTGTTTAGAAAAGAGATAGCACCAGGTCAGACTATGGAGTATTTTGTTAATGTAAAACAAGGAGATGTAGTGGATCAAAAATTTGACCTTGTGCCTTTAGGCAGTGCAGACAGAGCTGAGAATGCCAAAATTATTATTGAAGAGTATAATCCTCAAAGAGTTAAAATGAATGTATTAGTTTTACCTGAAAGTAATAAAGACAAGCCAATGTACTTGTTTAAGAAAAAGAAAGGTGGAATTATGCCAGATGATAGGTTAGTTTCAATTACAGATATTTATGGTGATTATTAATGGCAGAAAAATTTGACAGCACTGCAGATGTGCCTTATTTGGCACGTGATGCAAAAACAATTGGACCTGGTGGTGGAGAGGATTTACAAGCAGAAGATTTAGGCACAGAGGTAGATTTAGTGCAAACAGATGAGTCTCCTGATGTAGAAATCATGGATGATGGAAGTGCCACTGTAGGTGAGGAAGAAAAACCACCTGTAGCTTTTTTAACCAACTTAGCGGAAGTTTTAGATGAGGCTTACTTACAATCTTTATCAAATGACTTATTAGAAAAATTTGAAAACGATAAAAGCTCCAGAGAAGAGTGGGAGCAAGGTTATACAAAAGGATTAGACCTTTTAGGTTTTAAATATGAAGAGCGAACTAGACCTTTTAGAGGAGCGTCCAGTGTAAATCACCCTATGTTAGCTCAAGCAGTCACACAGTTTCAAGCTATGGCTTATGTTGAGTTGCTTCCTAGTGATGGTCCCGTTAGAACGCAAGTTGTAGGTGCAAACTCAGAACAACTACAACAAGCAGCAGAGCGTGTGAAGGACTACATGAATTATGAGATAACTCATGTCATGGAGGACTACAACCCAGAGATGGACCAATTATTATTTCAATTACCCCTATCAGGTAGCGCTTTTAAAAAAATATATTTTGATGAAGTATTAGGTAGAGCTACATCTAAGTTTATTCCTGCGGAAGATGTAATCGTGCCTTATGGAGCATCCGACTTAGATAGCTGTGATCGAATTACTCAGATAGTAAAATTATCTTTTAATGATTTACGAAAAAAACAAGTTTCAGGTTTTTATAGAGATATAGACATAAACTCTTATGAGGGATATGAAGCCTCAGACATACAAGAAAAGAAAAACGAAATAGACGGAGAAAGACCAAACGACTACAGCTCTGACGATATGACTGAGCTTTTGGAGATGCACGTTGATTTAGACATAGAAGGCTTTGAAGATATTAATCCTAAAGATGGTCAGCCTTCTGGTATTAGACTGCCTTACATAGTTACAATTGATAGAGGATCAAACAAGGTTTTATCTGTTTACAGAAACTATAATCAAGAGGACTTATTAAGAAAAAAGAATGAATATTATGTGCACTATAAATTTTTACCTGGTCTAGGATTTTACGGCTTCGGTTTAGTTCACATGATTGGTGGTTTAACAAGAACTGCCACTACTGCACTCAGACAATTATTAGATGCTGGAACGCTCTCTAATTTACCAGCAGGTTTTAAATCTAGAGGTTTAAGAATACGAGATGACGATCAACCTTTGCAACCAGGTGAGTTTAGAGATGTAGATGCACCTAATGGTATTATCAGAGAAGCACTTATGCCATTACCATACAAAGGTCCAGATCAAACATTATTTGGTTTACTTGGTTTTTGTGTAGATGCAGGTAAACAATTTGCTGCAGTTGCAGATATGCAATTATCAGAAATAGGTAGTTCACAAACTCCTGTTGGCACAACCATGGCTCTTATGGAAAGAGGAACAAAGGTTATGTCTGCTGTTCATAAAAGACTACACTATGCACAGAAAAAAGAATTCAATTTATTAGCTAAGATATTTAAACAAGTCTTGCCACCTATGTACCCTTACAACGTAGCTGGTGGTCCAAGACAAATTAAGATGTTAGACTTTGATGATAACATAGACATCTTACCTGTATCAGATCCAAATATTTTCTCTATGTCTCAACGAGTAACGTTGGCACAAAATCAATTGCAACTAGCGCAGTCTAATCCACAAATGCACAATCTTTATGAGGCGTATCGTAGAATGTATATCGCCTTAGGTGTTAAAGATATTGAACAAGTTTTGCCTGTGCCTCAAGGACCACAACCAAGAGATCCTGCACAAGAACACAGCACTGTTTTAATGGGACAACCGCTACAAGCTTTTATGGAGCAGAGTCACGATTTACATATAAAAACACACAGGACATTTATGTCCTCTGCTTTAGTAAAAACCAATCCAATGGCTGTCGTAAATTTAGTTTCACACATTAATCAACACGTTTCCATGTTGGCTACTCAGGTTGTAGATAAAGCTTTGATTGAAGAAGCAGAAAAATTACGTAAACAATTTGGCGATCAGATACCACCACAAGAGATTCAAGCTCTACAAGCTAACAGACAAATGTTAATTGATGAGCAAATAATGAAAATTACAGAAACAATGGTTGCTGAAGAGGCAGAAGCGATGCAAGAACAAAATGTTGACCCTCTAGTTTTACTAAAACAACAAGAATTACAGCTTAGACAACAGGATTTAGAGCTAAAAGCACAACAACAGGGTGAACAACAAGGCTTAAGAGAGAATCAATTCGAATACAAACAAGATTTAGACGCTATGAAACTACAAAAAGATTACGATTTAGCTGATTTAAGAGCTAGAGTAGCGTTGGAAAGGCAAAATGCCACTAAACAAGAAGGGTAAAAAGATTC